TATTTACCTCCCTTTAATTCGTTTTCAACTATCTTTCCATTTTCCATAGTATTAACAAGAACATTTTGAGCTGTTAAGACTCCTCTTAATGAAAAATATAAAGATTCTCTTTTACTAGATTCTTCTATCTCTGTTCTTATCCATTGTTGAAAAATATCATTTTGGATAACTTCATAAGATTTTATCAATAGAGGGTCTGTTAATAACCTCTCAGCATTTTGTCCTTCTTTTATTGCACTGTCTTTATCTGCCATTGTCTTCTCCTATTTGGTTGATTCTATCCACAAAGTCTGTGGTTATAGTTTTTCTCCCAGCGAGATAACCCTGAATATCATTCCTAGGAATAGATGTTTTCAAGCATACCTCATTTATTGAAAGTCGATATTTCAACATTAGTTGTTGTAATTCTGTATTTGTAAGTTCTGATTTTATATCAAATTTAGACAATTTATCCCTTCTTCTTTTTCTTTTTAGGAAATCCAGCTTTCATATTTGCATAGGCTTTTTTAGTTATAGTAGATTTCTTTTTACTTCTACTTGTACCTGCTTTCTTCCTTTTATTTATGTTTGCGTATAAACTCATTTGCCTACCTTTTTCATTGCTAGTTTATGTGATTGAGTAAAAGTCTTTCCCTTGTTCATTTCTTTACGCATAAAGGCCATATGCTTTGCAGTATGATGAACCTTATGTTTTGCAAGAGTTGCTTTTTGTAATTTAGTTAACATTTACCCTTTTTCTTTTTCTTTTTCATTGGTTTATTTCCGTACATTATAATAACCTCAATAAGTTTGTAAATTTATCTGTTGCTAATACAAAAATAACTATAGCTCCATAAGCTATATACTTAAATCTAAAGACTTCTATTTTTACATCTCTCATATCTTTTTCAATATGTTGCAGATGGTTATTTTTTATATCATAGATATCTTTTTTAATAAGTTCTATTTCTGTATTTAGCTCGTTTAAATCTTTCATGCTAGCGGCAACTTCTTTCTTTTAGGGTAAGTGTTTAAAGCGATTGCTACAGCTTGTTTTTGTGGCTTGCCTTCTTTTTTTAACACTTTAATCTTTTTAGAAACTAACTTGTTTCTCTCAATTCTTCCATGACCTGAGTATTTAGGGTATGCCATTAGCTTGGCCCTATCCCAACAGGTCTATTTTGTGCTGTTTCTAAAGCAAGTTCTGCTTCGTTTAATTCTAATTGAGATTTTTTAATTAAAAGTTCTTGTTGTTTTAAAGCAAGATCAACAGATGCTTCTTCTTTTTTAAGTTGAAGTTCTTGTGCTTTTAACTGTGTATCTATTTCTAATTCTTGAGCTTGTAGTTTTAATTTTTGTAACTCTATCTGTCCTTTTTGGTTAGCAATTTTTTCTTCTACAGAAGGTTCAGGTGGTTGTTTAGGTGGCATGTTTGCTGGGTTTGAAACAAATTGGTCTGCGTTTTTGTAACCTGATTGTGCTATAAATTCTTTTACAGAATTATATATATTTTGTGGTGTTACCAATGATCCCATTCCGCCATTTTGTACTAGCTGTTGCATTATTTGCATAATAGAACCCATTGTCTGAGCTTTACTTTGCTGACTTCCGCTACCAATTCCAACATTAACTGTACAATTTAATTTTTCTTTCCAACGAGAAACATCTATAGGAACAAATTGCCCATTTAAATAAGCTATTTTTTTTCTATCTTCATATCTTTGCACTAAAGCATATATGTTTCTAAATAAATCTTTAATACCTGTTTTTGCAAATATACTAGCTATAAGCTCAACTCTTTTCATATCAGACTCAGTTGCTGCTGATATAGCTCCTGAAGTTACATGAGATGTTAATACATCGGGGTTTAATCCTTGCGACATTTTAGATACGCCCGATCTTTCTTCTTTTACTTGGTCTAGATATTTAACCATTTCAAAAGCAAAAGGTTGTATTTGTGGAGTAGGTAAAGCTGTAACCGCTCCTGGCGCTCTCATTCTAACAATCCCGCCTGGCTTAGAAGATAATAAATCATCTAATTCAACCTGTCCTGCTAATACAGCGTACCTTGAATTGTTTGTTAAATACATGTTATCAAGTAAATTTCTAACAATAGTTGATTTAATTAACTGTATGTCTTGGACTGTGTCAGCAATACTCATGCCATGAAACTTATGTGGTATTGGTAATGGGCAAATAGTTGAGAAAGGTATTGAATCAATCTCCTCATTATCCAGTATTATATTACCACCTTTAGTAATCTTTCTTAACTCTGCTATCCCATCTCCATCGTAGTCAAGATGTATATAACATTCTTCTAACCAAACTTTTCTTGATGGACCACTACCCTCATCTGCTGGTAATGAATCATCATCAAAGCTAAATCTTGCTATTCTTTCTTCGTTTAACTCAGCATTTGACTGTGTATAACTAGGTAATTCTTCAACTATTGACTTAGGATAGCCTTCTAAAATTAGATCCGATACTGACTTTTTTACTCTATGACAGACGAAACTAGCATCTTCTACTGAAGTTGCCCTTCTTGATATTAAAAATTCTTCAGGTGGTACAGCTACTACCTTGACTTGTCCGTAGTTTTTTGTGCATTTAACTTTTACATCGTGTTCTACAATAGCTTCTGAAATCTGAGTTCCATAGTCATCTACTTGAGCTTTTTCTATTGTTGTTGCTGTATGCTCTACAACTTCAAGGTCATCATTAGCTAGGATTGATTGATACTCAATCTCAGTCAGGTTCTTGTATGTTTCAGTAGTAACCTCTTTTCTTTCTTCCCAAAAATGCTTAATGACTCCTGTCTTACTTATTAACGCATCTTTAAAAGCATCGTACAAGACCTTAAAGCCGTTATTTTGCTTGTTAAAAACATAGTTAACATAGTCGGTAGCTTGTTTAGCCATTTTTACATCTTCAGGGCCTTGTGGATCAAACTCAGCTATATTCGTGTGCGTTGTAAAAATACGCATAAGGCTAGGCATAATGTATTCGATAGTATCTCTTACATCAGTTGTAACAATCTCAGAACGACCTTCTATCTCGTTACCAAAAGGTTCTCCGAGATAATACTTCATAGCATCTTCTCTTTGTTCTGAAAGCTCAGTATTAAAGTCGCCTGAAGCAGACTCTATCTCATTACTCAGTTTCGATGCTAATTCATCATCGGTCATTTTTTTAGCCATTTATTTTCCGTACCTTTTTTTAAATTCTTGTGCTTTTGTCATTCCAGGAACAAGAGATGCTCCTATAGACTTCTGTCCCATTGTGGCTTTAATGGCCATATCCCTTCTTTTTTTAAAATCTTTATTTTTTTTTATTTTATCGCCTATATAATCTTTTTTTTTTCTTAAATCCATCTTTATTTCCTAAACGACAGCTACATCAGGGCCTAATCTACCCTTTCTATCCCATCGTGATCCTTGTGTTGTTGAATGTCTTAGACTCATAGCAGCGTATCTTGTAGCCGACATTAAGTCATCTTTAAGTTTGACCAGTTTGCCATCTTTACGATGATACATACGATACTCCTCAAACCAGTCATAGAGGGTATTAAATACTTTAAATCTGCCATGTTCCATTCTGTCTAGCATTTCCATAAGACCTGCTTCAACCGAATTACCCCCTTTTTTCTCACCAATCGCTGGTGGGTTTTCAAAGTGGAAAGGCAGCATATTAACATAATTATCACGATACTGTTCAGCGAGAGTAACACCTGAACCTTTGTCGTGCTGATAGCCATCGTGTGGCCATACTATAGGGATATAGTCGCTACCTTCCCGTTCATTGATATGACTTGCGTGATAGCTCGGTATTTGTTTAGCCATACGATAACAATCGTAAACGTATACAATATCCTTATCTCTATCCCACGCTAACCATACTACGGCAGTAGGATGGTCATATCCAAAATCTATTGCTGCAATCCTTGCAAAATGAGGAGGTATGGTAAAAGGCTCGATAGCTAAAGTGTCCTCTAATATAGGAAAAACTAGACCCGAACCAATCATTGGTATACCTTTTGACCTCATTTCCCTTTCATGTTGCGGGAGCGCTTCTAATATTTGCTCTTTCATATCATCGGTTAGATGGTCAGCATCTTCCCAACCCGCTGTTACTAAGGCCTGTGAGGGCTTCAAATCCGATGTAAAGTTTTGTACCACCTCGGTCATCCCTGACTCAGGGGTAAAGGTCATATATACTTGCCCCCGTTTATCGAGTGTCCTTGTAATACATTGTGAATATATGTCTTGTGGAGGTTCTTCATCTAGCCATACTAGGTCTAAACTCTCCCCCATAAATTTTTCAGCACCCATTTCATAGGCTTTGAAGGCAACTCTTGACCACCCGCCTGTGCTGTGTTTTACAAGTACCGAGGAATGTGCGTTTGGCACACCTGGTTTTCTTGTGGTTTCGCCAATGAGATGTTTAGGAATCGATCCTTTTCCTTTATCTCTAGGGTTGTCAGGTTGCCCGAATAATTCTCTTTGACAGATATCTCTAGTAGTTTCATTACTAGCCCCACACACCCAAGCCCGAATGGGCTTTAAAAATTTTTTTCCTTTCCACCACTTAGGATATAACCCTGTTAAATGGGCCGCCATTTCCATAGCGCCTACATAAGATTTCCCAACCCTGTTTGCGGCCATTAGAAGTCTTTGGTTAGCTTCTGATCCAGCGGCATGAAAGTTTTTTTGAAATCTATAAGGTTTATAATAGTTGAGTCTATTTTCTTCACTCCTTTTTGTGAGTGTTGAAAGAATCTCTTGTATGCGTTCATTATTATCAGACATAGTAATCCAGTTCCTATTTTATATATTTTTTTTTATAATGCAATACTATTATATATATTTATATATAAGCCCGCCCACCCAACCGATTATAGATATCTATATAGATATGTCAACTAATATTTTGTATATAAGTAAATGCTAATATACATATGATACCCATAGAGACCTATAGAGACATTAATGAAGTGTGTGTGGGTATGTATTTATTTAATTTAGTATAAATGAATATTACCCACCTTAGTTTGAATGGGAGATATACATATACGATCACTACCTAAAGGGGTCGCACCCTCGGTCTGTCGGCCCGAGCGTAGCGAGGGCATGTATTGCGCCCCGCAGGGGCCAATATTAGAATATGCTAATATACTAATACGATGGAGATTATACCACATATCCATATGAATGTCAAGAATTATTTTAATTAATATGCAAAATAAAAGCCCGAGCGAAGCGAGGGCATATTAGAATATGGTAATATAGTAATGTTCTTGTGAGAGAGCCTTATAGCCCCGTTATGGAGCTATAAGGTGGAGTAACTACCTACTATGGTAGTAACTTGAAATGATCTAATATAATGAGTATAGGCCATACCATAAGGGCTAGTACGCCTATCAATATTATAAAGATCAAGAATATTAGTATTGCATCAATCATTTTATTTACTCCATTTTGTTATCTTAAGTTTTGCATCAGGGATATCATACTCAGGCAGAATATATTTATCTATCCATGCCTTAGCTTCTTTTACAGTTTTTCTAAATATGCCTGTAGGAGTATAATATTTTGTTGTTATCCTCCAAGTTCCATTCGAATAGCGAATAAAATAATTTTTATATTCATATTCCGTTGGCGTTGAGTAGCTTATGTTCATTTTTAGTTTGTTTTGTTTTTTCATTTGTTTACTCCGTTTGTTAGCGGGGCATCCATGCCCCTGTATTTGTTTATCTGTTGTTATGATTTGTACTATTTACAATATCGTTCAATTTTTTAACAAAAATTTTAGCCTCTGCCTCTGTTCTAAAATTAATAAGAGAGCCATTTTCAGTTAAATATTCCTCGTTAGTGTAATGATTAATAGTAATTAACCAGTTATCCTCATCACTACCCATCATTACTTTAAAAGTTTTTTTGTCATACATATTTTTATCCTCGTT